GCCCTTTCCTATGGATGGCCTGGGCGCGGGATTTCCGCGTCGATCTTGTCCGCCATCGCTTCCAGCTTCTTCGCTGCTTCCATGGCGTCACTGGCGCGCAGGTCTTTGCCAAGTTTGGCGAGCACACGAAGCACCTCGGCGCCCGCACGAATTCCGCTGACCTTGCCAATCTTCACGCTGTCCATCAGCGCCTTCCGGGTGGCGTCACGGTCGATGTTCATGGCTCTGCCCTTCCTAAGGGATTGCTGGTGCGCCAACTTCGGCGCGATACTTCGCGATCTTGGCGTGGTCGCGATGGTTGAACTCGTTCAGGCCGTAGCAGCCGATTTGGTACTGAAACGCCCACTCCCTCATGAGGTCGCGCCACGTTGCCGGTCGATCCGGCATCACCTGTCGATCCGCGCATGCCTCGTGGATCGCGACCGTCTTCTTCGCCTTCACCTTGGCCATGAAAACAGCCTCGCCCGCATTGATGTTTCGGCGGCATGCGCGACACTGGTGCCGATGGGCGCGCCGATCATGGGCGTAGCTGGCGACCGTCCAGGCTGGCAGTGTGAAGCGCATGTCCCGGCCCTCCTGTGTGCATCTGTTGAAAGCGTAGATCAAGGCTCTGGACGCGTCAAGACATGTCTTGACATTTGATTACTTATCCAGATATGTCTAGGGCATGGAGATGCCCCGTAAAGACAAACCGATTTCGCTCGCGCTCGATCCTGGTCTGCTCGCCGAGTTGGACCAGTGGATCACCGCGCAGGAGTTCCCGCCGACGAAGCGCCAGGTCTTCGAGGTCGCGCTGCGTGACTTCCTGGACGCTCGGAAACCCAAGAAGAAGGGCGGGCCGTCGACGGTCAGCTAACCACCATGCGGCCACTGCACTTGACTTCATCAATTGCGCGTTGTGCGTTTCCTCTCATGACGCAATTGATAAACGCTCGCGCTTGGCTTCGCGACCTCCCAGGCTGGCCCGAGGACGATCAAGAGGAAGAGGTTCGCGCGTGGTGCCGGGAGCACGGGTTCAAGCTCGTCGTCTATCGGGCGAGCACGTTCGATCGCGATACCTACGTCAAAGCGATCCGCGACACGGAGGCCGCCGTCTTGCCGCGTCTCGACATCATCATTTCGCCGAAGCGACAAGGGAAGATGAAGCCGTCGCATGAGTTCACGCAGGTGCTCGACAAGATCCGAGGCCGCGCGTGGATCGTCGTGGACGTGTGGCACGCCGCGCGTTCGGACGCCGGAAAATCGTGGGGCAATGCACTCGCCGCTGCACTGCGCCGCGTAAGCTCCGGACGTACGGCACTGCCGCCGGCAAAGGCGCGCGACATGCAGAAAGCGTCGGTGCGGGCGCGCAGCAGCAAGTCGCCGCTGGCTAAGTGGCGCGGGCTCAAGGAGCGCAATCACAAGGACTACAGGATGGCGCGGGCGATCTGGAAATCGAGGGAGTTCGCCAACGCGGCCGAGGCTCAAAAGGCGCTGCCCGAGGAGCTTCATGGGGTGTCGAAAGTGTCGCTGGATCGGCTGTTCGAAGGCCGAACCAAGCGCGCAAAATAGAGGAGAGAAAGCGATGTCGGGCGAACTAGTTCGGGCAGACGCAGTCGAAACGACGCGAGTAGCTGGCAAAGAGTTTGTTGCCATGGATCAAGCGTCGCGTGACGTCGGCCTGCTGTTGGCGATCATCAAGTGGCTAGTCGAGTGCAGCGGTGAATCTCTGGAACGCGATGACCAGTTGGTGGCCGACGAAATTGCCACCGACTACGGCCAGCCTCGCTGGGCGGCCAATTATTGACCCCTTAAAAAGGAGCAAATACCATGGCATCGTGGCAACGGCTGAATCATTTCGAAGCGCCGCTGTGCGCCGGCGAGGCGTGCCATCAGATGGGCGTTGCCGCTGCGTGGCGCTACGAGAGTGGCGGTGTAGGGTCATGCTACTGCGACCTGTGTCGCTTGATCATTGAGCGCGGCAAGAAGTACGCCGATGGTCGCGTGCAAATTGTTTCGCCACCGGACGATAGTTGGGTGAGGCGGCGCTTTATCAATCAGTCGCAATAGGAGGCGGGGCGATGACGCCTGGAATATCCACGGCAGTGACGGCCTGCCCTACGTGTAGGGGCACCGGCTATGAACCGACCACAACGACGACTACAACGCGGCGATGCGGCTACTGCGGTGGCAGTGGGCTCGTGCCTGTCATCAGATAGGAGAGGGGTTGATGCCGCGCTACGTAAGCAAGCGGGAGCCTGAAAAAGCCTCGTGGTACGAGGCGCAGCCGCAGCCTCTCCCGCACCCGCAAGCTTGGCTGCCAGAGCCGGTAGACACGAAACTACTCGACGCCGACGGCAACAAGATCATGCGTCACCCCGATCAAATCGGGTTCATTCGAAGCCGCACGGACTAGGCGCGTGAAAACAATCAAATTATCAAAGTAGCTTTTTTGCAACAGCACAACCTAATCCTCTGTGCTACCTCTCGATTTACCAATGTACCGTGGCGCGCTGATCCGTAGGCATCCGATATCGGACGAGCCGCGAGCGCCGGATCAGGGTCTCTGACCCCAGGCCCAAAATACGTCCAATGATCTACGACGCCGCAGACATTGCGGGCGCTATCTGCGCTCTCATCGTCATCTGGTGCGCCCTGCGCATCCTCAAGAAATGCGCCCACGAGGGCAGGCAGTAACCTCGCGTTTTCCCCGCACACGAGGCAACCATGAACAAGATTAAATGCATTGTTGGCCGCTATGTCGGCCAGTTCACGCCGCTCGGCCAGCTGTTCCTGATCCTCGGCGCCGGTGCGCTCATTGTCGATGCCGGCATGAGCTATGCCTTCGGCTCCAGCATGTCGAAGTGGCACGCCATCGGCTTCGCCCTGTGCGCGTTCTTCCTCGCGTTCCTGCCCAACGCCGCCTATCGCGAGTACGAGCATCGTCGTCGCGGCACCGCCGCCATCCTCGGTGCGCTCTGCCTGCCGCTCGGCATCGTCGCCTACTACACCCATGTCGGCTACACTGTCGGCCAGCGCGTCATGGACGCCGATACCGCCCAGGTCCAGAACGCGAAATACGACGACACCCGCGAGAGTGTCGAGGAAGGCAAGCGCAGCCTGAAGCTCGCCGAAGCCCGACTGAAGGAGCTGGAGGCGGCCAACGCTTGGGCGCCGACCGTGACCGCGACCGCCCTGCGCGCCCAGATTGAGACGCACCAGAAGGCGGTCGACCTCGAGGCGGCCCGCGGCGGCTGCAAGGCCAAGTGCAAGATCGAGATGGACAAGCTCGCGACGCTCAACGCCCGCATCGCCATCCTCGAGGAGCGCACCACGCTCACCGATAAGATCGACGCCACCAAGCGCTGGCTCGACACCGCCCGGACCCAGGCCAAGGGCGCCGAGAAGAAAACCAGCCTGGCGGTCAACCAGAACAAATTCGTCAGCCAGCTGGTGCTCGCCTACGCCGGTGCCGACACCGAGGCCGCGCTCAATCCGGATGCGACGACCCAGAATTTCGTGCAGATTTTCATCAGCGCCATGGTCGCTCTCGTCGGCATCATCATGGCCCCGGTTGGCATGTTCGTCGCCGGCCGCAACCGCCGCGATGCCCACGAGGTGATTTTCCCGGCCACCAAATCCGTCATCGACCCGGCGGGCATCCACACCCGTGAGATCCACACCGTGCACGATCCCCTGGTCGCCGCCAAGCTCGCCCGTATCCAGAAATGGGCCGCCTCCAACGGGCAGGTCGCTGCAGCATGACCGACCCGACACCCGCCCTGCGCTCACTCTGCATGTATGCAGCCCTCGCGATCGCCATCCTGACCATGGCCAAGCTCCTGGGGGTATCGACGCCCGTCATCCGCGCCGGCATCACCGAGCTCGCTGCTGTCGGCATCCTCTGCGCCATGGTGGGTAGGTAATCAAACGTGAATCAAGTTCACTGAATACGGAGTCAAATTAATCAAATGGCACGTGGCGGAAAGAGAGAGGGAGCCGGAAGACGCAAGGGCTCAGTGAGTGAGCCGACCAAGATGCGTATCGCCGTGGCTGAGCGTGCATTGCAATCCGGCCTGACCCCACTCGACTACATGCTGGGCATTTTGCGCGACGAAACCAAGGACGAAAAAGACCGCTTCGCCGCGGCCAAGGAAGCAGCGCCATACCTGCACCCGCGCCTGTCATCGGTCGAAGCCAACGTCAAAGTGAGCGAGCACGAGGAAGCGGTGAAGTCCCTGCATGCCGTCATCAACTCGGACGAGCATGAGCGCCCCAATTGAGCGCGAGATGGAGCTGCGCCGGCAGCTCATGACGGACTTCGAAGCCTACGCGCGGGGATGCCTGTTCATCCGCACGAAGCGTGGCGAGGTACAGCGCTTCCGGCTCAACGCATCGCAACGCTATCTGCATGAGCGCCTGCAGAAGCAGCTCAAGGACAAGGGTCGTATCCGCGCGCTGGTTCTCAAGGGGCGGCAAGTCGGCATATCGACCTACATCTCCGGCCGGCTCTACTGGAAGACATCGCACAGCTACGGCGTGCGCGCGTTCATCCTCGCGCACCTCGATGATGCGAGCCAGAACCTGTTCGACATGGCCCGCCGCTTCCATGAGAACTGCCCGGCGCTGGTGAAGCCGCAGACGGGCAAGGCCAACGCCAAGGAGCTGTCGTTCTCGATTCTCGACAGCGGCTACAAGGTGGCGACGGCTGGCTCGACAGAGGTTGGACGCTCGCAGACCATCCAGCTATTCCACGGCTCCGAGGTCGCCTTCTGGCCGAACGCCCAGAACCACGCCGCTGGCATCCGCCAGGCGATCGCCAACGCGCCCGGCACGGAGGTCATATTCGAGAGCACGGCGAACTCGATCGGCAACGTGTTCCACAGCGAGTGGAAAGCAGCGGAGCGCGGCGACAGCGACTACGAGGCGATTTTCATTCCGTGGTTCTGGCACGAGGAATACGATACCGAAGCGCCGGTCGACTGGAATCCGCCCGAGGCGTGGCTCGAATACGAGACTGCCTATGGCCTGCGTCGAGGTCAGACCTATTGGGCGTGGCGCAAGAACCGAGAGCTAGCCGTCGCGGCCGGTGGCACGTCAGACGAGCCGTGCTGGCAGTTCCGCCAGGAGTACCCGGCCAATGCCGACGAAGCGTTCCAGACCAGCGGTGCCGATGCTTTCATTTCGCCGGCGGCCGTGCTTCGCGCGCGCAAAGCCAATGTCACTGGATACGGCCCGATCATTCTAGGCGTCGATCCTGCGCGTGGCGGTGGAGACAAGACCGGCATCATCGACCGCCAGGGCCGCAGGCTCGGAGGTCACATCTGCAAGCGGCTGGACAGCAACGACCTGATGGCGACGGCCGGGGAAATCCAGAGCATCGCCCGCAAGATCAACCCGGCGAAGATTGTCATTGATACGACCGGGCTCGGCGCCGGCCTATATGACCGGCTCAAGGAGCTGATGGGCGACAAGGTGGAGGGCGTCAACTTTGGCTCGCGCGCCTACGACACGGAGCACTTCGCAAACCGCCGAGCCGAGATGTGGGATGGTCTGCGCGAGTGGTTCGATGATCCGGCCGGCGTTCAAGTGCCGGACTCGGACGAGCTGCAAGGGGATCTCTGCAGCGTCGTTCGTGGGCCTGGCGCCACCCGCTTCAACTCCTCGGGACAGCTTGTTCTCGAGCCGAAGGAGCACGTCAAGGAACGGCTTACCTTTAGCCCTGATCTTGCCGACGCAGCAGCGCTGACGCACGCGGTGGAGATCATTCAGGAGGTTCATGTTGCCGATGAAGAGATCGGCGGTTCGGGATGGATGGCCGCGTGACAGGTGAGCATAAAGTAACCAAGAAGCTCACTAGCAAGCAAGCCACCGCGCTGGTGACGGAGGCGCGCGATCGCATTCAAGACTCGTGGGACCACGACAAGGACAACCGCCGCGATGCCGCTTCCGACATGCGGTTTCTCGCCGGCGATCAGTGGCCCTACGACGTGCGCCGTGCGCGCGACGCAGCCGGCCGGCCGATGCTCACCATCAATCGGCTGCCGCAGTTCGTCAGGCAGGTCACGAACGACATCCGCCAGGCAGATCTCGCCATCAAGGTCGTGCCCGAAGACGACAAGTCGGACCCGATGCTCGCCAAGATCTACGACGGCATCATCCGGCAAATCCAATACCAGTCGAGCGCGCAGCACGTCTTCAGCACTGCGGCAGAGCACCAGGCGGCGTGCGGCATCGGCTGGTTCCGCATCCTGACGCAGTACGCGGAGAACAGCGCGTTCGACCAGGAAATCGTCATCAAGGGGGTACGCAACCCTCTCTCTGTGTATGACGACCCGGCGGCGATCGAGCCCGATCGTTCCGACGCGATGTGGCGCGCTGTGGTCGAGGTGTGGCCGCAGCGCGCGTTCAAGGAGAAGTGGCCCGGCGCGGCAGAGACCTCGATCGACAAGCCGAACGACGGCAACGGCAACGGGTTCTTCTGGGCGACAGCCGATTATGTTCGCGTGGCCGAATACTGGCGCAAGGTGCCGTACACGAAACTGATGGGCCTGACGGCTCAGGGCGAGACGGTAGATCTCACCGGCATGTCGCAGGACATGATGCAGTGGATGGGACTGCAGATCGTCAAGACGCGCGAGCAGCAGGCATACCGGGTCGAGCAGTTCATTGTGAGCGGCACGGAGGTGCTGGAGGGGCCGCACGCTTGGCCGGGCTCTGAAATCCCAATCGTCCCGGTGATCGGCGGCGAAATCCCTCTCGATCAGCGCACGATGCGCTTCGGGGTGATTCGCTACGCCAAGGACGCGCAGCAGCTTTATAACTACTACCGCACGTCGGTCGCTGAGTCGATCGCGCTGCAGCCTAAGGCGCCGTTTCTCGTCACCGACAAGATGGTGGCGCAGCACAAGTCGGCCTGGGACAACGCGCACCGCAACAACAAACCGTACCTGCCGTACACGCCGGACGAAAAGGCGCCCGGCATGCGCCCCGAGCGCGAGCCGCCGCCGCAGATCCCTGCCGCACTCATGCAGGAGGCGGAGGTCGCCGCCGACGACATGAAAGCGACGACCGGCATCTACGACAGCTCGCTCGGGGCGCGATCGAACGAGACGAGCGGCATTGCGATCGGCCGCCGCCAGCACGAAGCCGACACAGCCAACTATCACTTCATCGACAATCTCAAGCGCTCGCTTGAGCACGCCGGCAGGATCTTGATCGACCTGATCCCCAAGGTTTACGACAACGAGCGCGTGATCCGCCTGATGGGCGCCGACGATCAGGAGCAGTTCGTCCCGATCAACAAGGCGGTCAAGGGCCCGTACAGCGAGGACGTGATCATCAACGACCTGTCGGCGGCACGGTTCGACGTTCGCGTCAGCATCAGCAAGAGCTTCAGCACGCAGCGCATGGAAGCGCGCGAGTCTATGCTCGATTTCATTCGAATGATGCCGGATGCGGCGCCGTTCGTGGTCGACCTGCTGGCCAAGAACATGGATTGGCCAGGCTCCGACGAGATCGCAAAGCGGTTGCGCATGATGGTGCCGCCGCAGGCGTTGGCCGATCCGAACAATCCGCCGCCGCCGCCCAACCCGATGGACGACCCGCAGGTGGCCGCGGAAGTCGGTCTCAAGCAGGCGCAGGCCGAAAAGACGATTGCAGAGGCAGAAAAGCTCCGGCGCGAAGCGAGCCTGCCGGTCGATCCCGGCCAGCCGGAAACTCCGGATGAGGAACGGCTGCTCAAGCGGATGCAAGCGGAGTTGACATCGGCGCAGGTGGCGAAGGTGCACGCAGAGATCGGCGACATTCAGCACCGTCAGGCGATGGACGTGTCGAAGCACCAAGCCGATACGACGCTGAAGTTCCGCCAGGCCGACGCCGCCGACGAGCAGCGGGCCACCGATACGCATTTCAAAGGCCGCCAGCAGGATATGGCCGAAGAGTCCGCCGCGCACGAGCGCGCAGATGGCTCCATCGACACGGATTAGTGCCGCGTTTTCGCTGAACAAGCGCCAAGGAAAATCGACATGCTTGAAACGACCTCCGCTCCGGGCAATCCGGGCGCCACTGTCTCGTTGAAGAACGAGGGTCCTGCGTTCAATGTCCCGTCCGAAGCCGCCACGGCGGACGACGCCACGAAGCCCGCCGAAAAGGCGGAAGATGCGCAGCCGGCGCAGAAGACCGATCCGGCGCAAGATACGGCCGACAAGCCCCCCGAGGCCGCCAAGGACGACGAGAAGGAAAAGCGCCGCCGTTCCGCACAGGAACGGATCGACGAGCTGACGCGCGGCAAGCGCGAAGCCGAACGCAAGGCGCAGCAGGCCGTTGCGGAAGTGCAGCGACTGACCGCCCGGCTCAATGAGCGATCATCGAAGATCGACCCGAACGACTTTCAAGCTGCGGAAGACTTCCGTGTCGAGAGGGCCGTTTCACAGGGTCGCATCGACGATACCGTTCAGCAGGCCCGGATTGCGATCGAGGATGCTGCGCGCGCCAGAAGCGAGACCTTCATTTCCAAGGTCGAAGCGGCTCGCGAGTCCGACCCTTCCGTCGATCAGAAGTTGCAGGCGTTCGCGAATGTGCCTGTCACGGAATTCTCTGCTTCGTTCATCGCGGAGTCGCAGAAGGCCGTTGAACTCGCTGCTCACCTGGGCAGCCACCCGGCGGAAGCCGCGCGCATCGCACGCCTGCCAGAAGGCCAGCAGGGGATCGAACTCGCACGGCTGGAGGCCAAGCTTTCTGCTCCCCCGGCCAGACGTATCACCCAGGCTCCTACCCCCGTTCCGACGCTCGGCGGCTCGCGTAGCCCCGCGGTCAAAGACACAGCCGACATGTCCGTCAGTGAACTGTCGGCGATGCTGTACGGGAAGAAGTAGGGCCATCAGACAACAGGACTGAAGACAGATGGCAAATACGACCCTAACCGCGTCGGTGGTCGCGAAAACCTCCCTCGCGATTCTCGAAAACGAACTCGGCGTCGTCAAGACGCTCTATCGGGCTCACGAGGAGGAGTTCGCCAACCGCGTCAACGGCTACAAGGTCGGCGACACGATCTCCATCCGCCGCCCGGCCGACTTCACGGTGCGCGTCGGACCGACGCTCAGCACGCAGGACGTGATTGAGGGCAAGACCACGCTGACGATCGACCAGCAGATCGGCGTCGATTTCCAGTTCACCTCGACCGACCTGACGTTGAGCGTCGAGAACCTGGCCGAGCGCGTGATGAAGCCGGCGATGTCGTCGCTCATCAACTACATGACGAACGACTGCCTCACAACTATGTACCGGGGCGTCTACAATTGGGTCGGAACGCCGGGCCAGGTGATCAACTCGTATGCGGATTTCGCGAAGGCGCCTGAGCGCCTGGACGAGATGGCGGTGCCGCAGGAGAACCGCACCTGCGTCCTGTCGCCGACGGACCAGTGGGGCATGCTGGGCAGCCAGACCGCCCTCTACCTGCAGGGTCCGGCCGGCGACGCCTACCGCAACGGCAACCTCGGCACGATCGGCGGCATTTCGACGATGATGTCGCAGGTGGTTCCGACGCACACGGTCGGCCCGCTCGGCGGCACGCCTCTGATCAACGGCGCCAACCAGAACGTGACCTACGACACCGCCAAGAACACCTGGTCTCAGTCGCTGATCACCGACGGCTGGACGGCTGCGGCCGCGAACCGCCTGAAGGACGGCGACGTGTTCACGATCGCGGGCGTCTACATGGTCAATCCCAAGACCAAGGCGGCCACCACGATCCTGCAGCAGTTCGTCGTGACCGCGGATGCGGCATCTGATGGTGCCGGCAACCTGACCGCCACCATCAGCCCTCCGATCATCACCAGCGGTCCGCATCAGACCTGCTCGGTGGCGCCGGCGGACAATGCGGTGATCACCGTCAACGGCACCGCGGCCACGGGCTACAAGCAGAACATGGCCTACCACAAGAACACGATGGCGCTGGCGATCGTGCCGATGGAGATGCCGCAGGCCGCCTACAACGGCGCCCGCGAAACCTACAAGGGCATGTCGGTGCGGGTGATCCCGATCTTTGACGGCATCAACGACATCAGCAAGTGGCGCCTCGACCTGCTCTATGGCCGCAAGGTCATCGATCCGCGTCTCGCGACCCGCGTCTCGGGTACGCCGTAATGGGCGGTCCGACCTGGATGTATCGCAAGGGGGAGGCCGCGATTTTCGCCTCCCCTGAGCAAGTTCCGGCTGGCGAAGGCTGGCAGGATACGCCCGTTCCGCCAGATGCCAACGAGCCGGATGCATCCCTTGATCCGGCAGAAGCGCCGAAGCGCCGCGGGCGCCCGCCCAAGGCGCAACCTGAGGCCGATCAGTGACCACAGCACGTCAGGTAATCCGGCTCGCCTACAAGCAGCTGCTCGTTACAGGCGTCAGCGAAGATCCGACAGCCGAAGACGCTGCGGACTCGCTGGAACTCCTGAACATGATGCTGCATGGCTGGCGATCGGACGGCGTCGACCTGCTGTGGTCTAGCATCGGCCTCAACGATGCTCTCGCGTTCTGGGTGCCGCCGAAGGGCGCTGACGGCTCGACCGTCGATGTCGCCACGTTCAAGGGCGACTGGAATGCCGCGACCAATTCACCGGCATTGTCGTCGAGCATCGGGACGGCTGGCCACGTCTATCGTGTCGGCACGTCGGGTGTGACGACGCTCGACGGCGTGTCGTCATGGGCAGCCGGCGACTATCTCGTGTTCGATGGTCTCTCTCAGACCTGGATGAAATGTCGGTCGTGCGAGCAATTCACGACCGACATCGTCGCGCTGCTCGCAGTTCAGATGTCGAGCCTGTTCAGCGTTCCTCCGTCGCCCGACCTGATCACGCGTGCTGATAATGGCTGGCGCCGGTTGCAGGCGAATTTCGTCGTCGCACCCCTTGTCGCGGTGGATGACGCGCTGCGCCGCATGAACTCCAACCGCTACATCAATGGGAACCTGCTATGAGCAGCAACATGGTCGTGCGGTCGGCGGTCGGCGCCGTTGTAGTAACGGCCGGAACGCCATTTTCACCGTGCCGCTGTCTCAACGTGACGACGGCCAGCTCGCCGACGGCACGCTGCCGCAGTTCGGCACCGACGCGCTGCTTGCCGCGTGGTCGACCGGCCTTTCCAACAGCGACCTGATCGCCCTCAGCACCTGACGGACCAGCATGCCCTATAATCTCAAGACCAAGGTCAAGGACCCGTCGTTCAGCCTGGCGACGGCCATCCTGTTCGGGGCGGACGGTCAGTCCGGCGTGCCGCAGCCGTCCGTCTATGACGCCTCGGTGGTCTCCGATGCGCTCGCGACCGAGCCCAAGACGCTCACCAACAAGACCCTCGACAGTCCCGTCGTCGATGACATCCGCCATGCCAGCGGTGGCGTGCTGACCGTACCGAACGCGACGGGCACGATCGCCCGCCTCGAGGACATCGGACCAGGATCGGGCTACACCTCGCCGATGGTGACGCGCGGCCAGATGCTGCGCCGTGGCGCTTCGACTGACGAAGCGTTTCGCCCGTCGATCACCGGCGACACCATCGTCTTCGACGGCACCGACGTGCAGTTCGTGCGGCGCGGGTTCGCCAACGTCACAGACAAGCCATACGGCGCGCTCGGTGACAACTCTGCCGACGACACGGCGAAAATCCAGGCCTGCCTCAATGCCGAGATGAGCGTGCGCTTCGGCGGGCCTGGCTACGTGTTCCTCGTCTCCGATACCCTGACGGTGCGCTCCGGGCAGATCATCGACCTCGCCGGTGCAACGATCCGCATGACGGCCAGCCAGAAGCCGATGTTCAACGCCTCCGGCACGACCGGCGTTTCGATCATGCTGAACGGCGGCACGTTGCAGGGGCACGGTAACGACTACATCAACAGCGCCTCCAGCCAGGCGATCGGCATCAAGTGCGAAAGTTCGACGCGCCTGTCGGTGAGCGGACCGGGGCGGCTCTACAATTTCTGCTACTCCGCCATTGGCTCTGGCACGGGCGCGTCGAAGTCGACCGACCTGCGCATCGAGGGCTGCCGCATCATCGGTCCTGGTAGCGCGATCCTGTCTGTCCCGACCGGCCGCAACAACACCGGCATCGTGGCCTATGCCGACAACGCCGTCATCCGCAACTGCATCATCTCCGACACGGGGCAGGGGGTGACCGCCGCGCAGCAATCGACCAACATCGAGATCCTCGGCAACATCATCCGCGACATCTGCGTCGAGCACGGGATGTATCTCGACAGCGGCATCGTCGGCATCTCCGTCATCGGCAACATCATCAGCAACGTCACCAACAACGGGATCAAGCTGCAGTACTACGATGCGGTCGCAACGCAGCCGCAGAGCGTGACGATTGCCGGCAACATCATCGCCGGCACGATGACCGGCGATGGCATCCAGATCAACAACTCCATTCCGACCGGCACGGACTACCGCGCGCGGGCATGCTCTGTCACCGGCAACGTGATTTCCGGCGTGGCGGCCGGCTACGGGCTCAACCTGCGCTACCTCGACGGCCCGACGATCTCGGGCAACACCATCTACGGCAGCTTCGCCGGCATGTATCTCGCCAAGATCGAGAGCGGCACGATCGCCAAGAACACCATGCGGTTCCTCGACAAGGCCGGCATCCTCGATGCCGGCACCTCGAACTTCCTGAACATCCAGGGCAACCAGGTCTACGACTGGGGCCGGAACTACGTGACCGACGAGGACCGGACCGCGATCGTGATCACAGGTGGCGCCGGCCATCACATCGCGAACAACCATCTTGAAGGCAACACCGCGCGCGCGAAGTACGGCGTGTGGGTCAGCGATGGCACGCAGTCTAGCATGACGGTGTTCGGCAACAAGGCGCGTGGCCTCTCCGACTACGGTGTGCGGCTGAAATCGCCGAAAGAGGCGATCATGCTGTGCGACCAGAACATGCTGGAGGCGACCACAGGTGGCGGATCGGTGCTCAATATGCCGGACACGGTGGCGCTGCTGCCCACGGCGGCGGCGGCCGGTCCGGGCGGGCGCCGGTTCGTGACCGATGCCAACGCCGCGACGTTCGGATCGGCCGTCGCCGGCGGCGGTGCAAACAAGGTGCCGGTGGTCAGCGACGGAACGTCCTGGAAGATCGGATGAAGATCATCCCCCTGAACCTCGGCGGCGGTACGAGCCTCGGTCGGCATCCGGCGGCCGGATCGACGCGGCTGCTCAACTGCTACCTGGAAAAGGTCGGCGCCGAGCAGAAATCGTCCGATCAGATCTGGGCGGCGGACGGGCTCGCGATCTTCGGCCGCCTGACGGGCGGCGAGCGGATGCGCGCGTTCCTCGAGGTGGACGGAACGCTCTACGTGGTGTGCGGTCGGCGCATCTTCTCGGTCAGCCCGACCGGAGACGAGACCGACCTCGGCGGCATCGCCACGTCCGGTCCGGTGTACATGGCCCGCAACCGTCGCTCTCCTGTGCAGATCGCCATCGTCTCGGACGGTGTCTACATGGTGATCGCATCCGGCACCCTGACGACAGTGGCGCATCCGATCGCGCCGCCGACCTCGGTGTGCTTCATGGACGGCTATTTCGTCTTCAGCCATGCGGACGGCCGCATCAGCCACACCGCCAGCGACGATGCGATGACCATCGATCCGCTCGCCTGGGGCGCGGTCGAAACCTCCCCCGACAGCACGACCCGCGTGGTCACGTCGGAGCGGCATGTGATCGCCTTCGGTCCGGCGTCGATCGAGTGGTTCACCGATGTCGGCTCTGCCCCGTTCGCGTTCGAGCGGCAGAATGCGTTGCAGGTCGGCTGCGTGGCGCCGGGCTCGGTCGGCATCCTCAACAACACGTTCGCGTTCGTCGCGCACGACTACACGGTGCGGCTGTTCAACGGCTACACGCCGACGATCATCTCTGACGCCTGGGTGACGCGGGCGATCGAGAGCGAGCCGGACGTGGCGAACATGGTCGCCGTGACGTGGCAGTCGAAGGGTCACATCTTCTACTGCCTGAGCGGATCGACCTTCACAGCCTGCTACGATCTTTCGACGCAGCGCTGGCACAGCCGGCAGTCGTATGGCCTGCCGCGTTGGCGCGTGCAGTGCGTCACCGACTTCGCCGGTGACCTGATTGCCGGCGACTACGACAGCAACCTGCTCTATCGCATGAGCGACGCCTACGGCGACGAGGCGGGCGCACCGATCCTGATGGAGGTGGTCGCGCCACCCGCGCATGCCTGGCCGGCCCGGCTCAAGATCGCATCTCTGCACCTCGACGTGATCCCCGGCGTCGGCCGCAACAGCTATCCATCGCCGATCGACAATGTGCTCGAGTGGGATTACGAGCCGCTGGAATGGGACGGTGTTCCGCTGACCTGGGGACACTACGCCACGCCGGCCGACTACACGGCCTACAACCCCGTCGTGATGATGGCGATGAGCCTCGACGGCGGCATCAACTGGCAGTCGGAGCAGACGCGCGAGCTCGGCAAGCTCGGTGAGACGCAGCGGCGCGTGGTGTTCCGGCGGCTCGGCGCGACGCGGCAGATGGGCGCGCTGTTCCGGTTCCGGATCGCGGCCAGCGTGGTGCGCTGCCTGATGGGTGCGGCGCTGGAAGCCGAGAAGCTCGCAGCATGACGCTCACCAGCCCGCCCGTCACCGAGCCCGTCACCGACCAGGCCGGTCTCATCCGTCCCGCCTGGCATCGCTTCTTCGAGGCGCTGAAGCGCACGGCGAACACCGCATCCGGGATACTGCCCGTGTCGCTCGGCGGTACCGGCGTCAGCGCGTTGAGCGACGTGACGCGGACGAACGACACCAACGTCACGCTGACGCTCGGCGGGACGCCGGCGGGTGCGGTGATCAAGCCGGTGAGCTTCACGATGGGCTGGGCCGGCCAGCTCGAATCAAGCCGTGGCGGTACCGGCGTGTCGTCGCTCGGCACACTGAGCCGGACGAACGACACCAACGTGACATTGACGCTGAGCGGAACGCCAGCAGGTTCGCTCATCCAAAGCGTCGGATTGGCGCTCGGCTGGACCGGACAGCTTTCCGTCGCGCGGGGCGGCACCGGCGTCGGTGCGATCCCGGCGCTGGCGGTTCGCCGCACGGCGGACCAGACCGGGATCGCGACGGCGACATTCACGAAGATCCAGTTCGACAGCGAAGTGGTCGACAACACCGCCACCTTCGACAATGCCAGCACCTACCGTTGGACCCCGACGACGGCCGGCGTCTACTTCGTGATGCTGCAGGTGACGATGCTGGGCGTGGCCGATGGCAAGCTCATCGCAGCCGCGATCTACAAGAACGGCGCGATGGAGCGGTTCAGCACGCTGATCCTGGGCGCCGCCGGCGACGGCTCGGCGTTCGCGTTCGGCCTGATCCCGCTCAACGGCTCGACCGACTACATCGAGGGCTACTGCTACCACGAGCACGGATCGAACCGCGACCTGCGGGGCGGCACCGTCTATTCGCAGATGATGGGCGTGCGCGTTTGCGCCTGAGGGAACACGGACCACCATGAGCTTTTTCGGATCATTCTTCGGCAGCGACCAGCGCAAGGACATCGAGAACGCCAACCGGCAGGCGACCTCCAGCCTGACGCAGGGGCGCGACGCCGCGCTCGGCCAGTACGGCACGGCGCGGGACATGTACAGCCCCTACGCCCAGCAGGGACAGCGGGCGAACGCGCTCTACGCCGACAGCATCGGCGCGAACGGCCAGGCGGCACAGCAGGCGGCGTATTCACAGTACGCCGGCTCCGACCCGTTCCGGGCGGCAAACGAGCGCTACGCGGCCCAGGCGGACCAGCAGCGCTATGGCGCCAGGGGATGGAGCGGCAATGCCTCGCTCGCCGCGGCCAGGGCCAGCATGGAACGCGGCGCGACCGACTGGAACAACCACCTCCTGCGCCTCTCCGGCATGGGACAGCAGGGCATGCAGGCGACGGGTGCGCAGGCCCAATTGACGCAGGGCATGGGCGACATCCAGAGCGGCTACGGCCAGCAGATGGCGGGCAACGCGATCAACTACGGCAACGCCATGGCCGCGAGCCGCAACATCGGGACGCAGAACATGCTCAGTGTAGCCGGAACAGCGGCGAAATTCTTTGCGCCGCAGCCGGGTGGCGGGAATGCGACGGGATCAATCAACAAGCTGTGGGGTTGATGCATGCCGCCTCTGATGCAGCTTCCGAGCTACCAGATCAACAACGCGTTGCTCGATTTCAGGCCGTTGAACGAGGGCATCGACGCCTATCAGAAGGGGCAAGAGAACGTTCGCCGGTTCAATGTTGCTCAGAGTGCCGGCAACGCGCTGATGAACAAAGACTACAGCGGCGCGATGGCAACCGCGTTGCAGGGTGACCGGCCGGACCTCGCCGGGCTCGCCATGCAGGCACAGGCGCACGCCTCCCAGCAGGAAGACGCATCGTTCAACCGCACCATGCGGATGGCGCAGGTGCACGGCGCGATGGCGGATCGCGTGTTGAAGGGGAACGACCCGTCACAGCAGCAAGCCGCTTGGCAACAGATGCTCGGCTCGCATCCCGAGTATGAGGCGAACCTGCAAAAGTTCGGCGTCGATCCGCGCGACTACAAGAACGGGCTTGCATTCGTGAGAGACCAGGCCGCGAGCCACCTGGCCGAACTCGAGCTGAAGAAGGCGCAGGTGCACGCGGCCTACCGCGGCGACGAGCCTGAGATTGTTCGCCAGTTGCGCGCGGCCGGCGTCGATCCGAAGTCGGCGCAGGGTCGCGAGATGATCATGAACGCGATCAAGGGTGGCTCGCCGCTCGATCAGGCGGTGGCAGCGGCGATCAAAGGACAGCAGGGCGCTCCTGCCGCAGCTCAGCAACCGCAGGGCGGTGTGGTGCCGCAGTCCTACACGCCCCCCGTCAACGACCAAGGCGGTATCGTTCCAGTGCAGACGGTTCCGCAGCCGGCCGCTGCGCCGTCAGAGCCGATGGTCGATACGCCGCTTGGCCCCATGGCCAAGAGCCGCGCGGCCGCGATCGGTCTCGGCTTCGCCGCGAACGGCAAGGGGGACGCCGCCAAGATGTTCGCCGATCCTGACAAGTTCGGGAAGGAAGCGCAGAACAAGCTCGACGAGAAGATGGTGAACACAGGAGAGCAGATCGCTCGACTGGAATCGATCGCCAACAGCATCAAGCCTGAGCTTCTATCTGTAGAAGGCCGCGTGAAGGGGGGATGGCTGGCGCTGCAGGACTCGCTCCGGTCTGGAAACAAGAACATGTCTCCCCAGGATCGACAGTACCTCGTCGACTTCACCACACTGCGCGCCAAGAGCATCGCGAACCTGAACAACTACATCAAGGAAATGACAGGCGCGGCGATGTCGGAAGCAGAAGCTAAGCGCCTGATGTCCGTCATGCCGAATGCCGGAACAGGCGTGTTCGACGGCGACAGCCCGACCCAGTTCAAGACCAAGATGGACGTGGTTGTTCGCGAAGCGAAGATGGCTATGGCGCGTGCCCAGTTCGCCAAGGCCAACAACCGCCCATGGAACTCGATCCCGCTCGACCAGATGCCAGCGATCATTCGGCAGCGCGGTGATCAGATCTTGAAGGACATTCAGGCGCAGGCACCAAACGCCCCAGTCGAGCAGCTGAAGCCGTTCGTGAATCAGAAGCTCAAACAGGAGTTCGGCATTTGACCGGCATCAACTGGGCTGATGAAATCACACAGGCGGGACCAAGGTCGGCAGGCGACAGCGGCCAGATCGACTGGACATCAGAGCTGACCAAGACATCATCACCCGCCAACGGTAAGGCGATCACGACGAACAAGGAAGGTTGGGGAGAATGGGCGGCTCGGCTGCCGCTGCGCGCTTACAATGCGGCTGTCGGCACACATGATCCGAACTACAAGCACCTGAAAGCCTTTGATGACGCACCAGCCGCTGGCGACACAGGGTACAAGGCCAGAGCGACGCTCGCCCTCATCGGAGGGGCTGACGACACGGCCTACGGAGACATCATCCAACGCAGCCTCGGTGACAAGTTCATCCGTCGCTTCAAAGACGCCAATGGGTACGACATCATCGAGCACAAGGGTGCTGACGGTAAGCCGACCATGGCCTACGTCAACAAGCCCGGTCTAGACGTACAGGACATTGGTCGCGGGATGGTCGGCGCCTTGCCATACGTCATCGGCGGCACATGGATGGGGGGGCTCAAGGGAGCCGCGACAATCCCAGGTGTCATAGCGCAGGGCGGTCTGGCTGGCGCGACCAGCTTGGCCGGCGACACCCTTGCCGCCGGGGCCGGCGCGGAGGCGATGCCCGATGTAAATAAGGCTGCCACGACAGCCGTATTCGGTACCGCCGGGGCCATGATGCAGCCTGTTGTTGGAGCGCTGTGGCGGCGCTTCGTGACTATCCCAGGATTGATTGACGCCAACGGAAAGTTGACAGCCAAGGGGCTCGCCGCTGCGAAATCTGCCGGCATTGACGACGCCAGCGCATTGGAGGGAAAAATCGCCCAGGAGTTTGCGTCTACCTACGCCAAGACGGGCGATGCGGCGGCGGCGGCGGTCAAGGCTGAAACCGGCGCCTATGGCGTTGAGACAACGCTTGGTCAGCGCACAAAGGACCCTATGCAGCTCCTTCGCGAGAAGGGGTATCGGATGGGCAATTACGGCGACGCGGCCAAGCAGCAGATCGTTGGTCTAGACCAGCGCCAAAGCGACCAGATCGAGCGCATGGTGCGCGGCAATGTCGTTCCGTCCGGATCAGTCAAGACCGAGCCCGGCATGCTGGAGCGGCTTGCACCAAACAGACCTTATGTCCATTCCGATCCCCTCTCGCTCGGTAGAGATATAAGGGATGGTGTCGCTGCTGCTCGCGATGCGGCCAAGGCGGGCGAAAGGGCTGCTTGGTCGGAGGTCCCCGACCTAGTGCCAAATCTCGAAGCATTCAGCGACTTGGCACCTATGGTGACAGATCGCCTTGCTGGTCGTCGCCTATCCACATCGACGCCAAAGGCATTGGAGATGGACGCTGCGCTTGCGGATTACGCCAGCGGCAAAGTGGTCGCGAGCGGAACCAAGCTCGTCGACCAGTCGCCCATTCAGACTGCCGATGACATGCGCCGGCATCTAAAAGATATTCTGTTCAGTGTCGAGCGCGACAATGCGGCGGACAAAGCGGCGGCGACTGCGATTTACGACGGCTACAACCAATGGGTGAGAGAAAGTGCAAAGAAGTCGTTGATGAACGGCGATGCCGACAAGGCGGCCAACTTGTTCAAAGCGGTCGATCTCACCAAGGAAATGCACACGATTTTCAAGCCAACGGGGCAGAATTTCAAGCCGAACGCGGCAACCCGGATCATGGATACGGTGCTGAGCGACGCCACGCCCGAGCGCATCGTCACGGCGCTGTTTTCAAACCCGACCAAGAGCACGATCAAAGATGGGGCCGTGCAAGCATTGCGCAGCATCAAGGCGGGTCTTGACCGCTATACGCCGGATACGGCGGCAGAGACGTGGAACACCATTCGCGTGGCCCATTGGGCGAAGCTCACTCAGGGCGCTGACGGAAAGCTCTTTAGCCCGACCGTGATGTCGAAGAACATCGATGCTGCGATACAGAGTCAGCGGTCGCTCATGTACACGGTGTATTCGCCTGGCGAAATGAGTGAGATGATGCGGATATCTCGCGTTCTGAAATCCGTGTCGTGGAAAGACCCGAACCCGAGCGGAACAGCGACGGCTTCGCAAGGACTTCTCAAGGAGTTCTTCGGCACGCTGATGCGGGCGCTCCCCATCGGCAACACGGCGAAGATGGCGCTTGAGTTCTCCGGCATCGCGAGCCGAGCCAGAAACGCGGCTGGTACGGTTGGCGTCAACAACGCGCTGGCGCAAGGCCTTCCGACCGTCACCAATCCGGCAGTGTCCGGATACGCTGGCGGGATGGCTAACGCTCTCTACAACAACCAGTAGAGCGGTAGAGCGACGGCGAGCATTGCGAAGAACGGCAATGAGGTGTCCGTCACATCGTCTGGCGGTTCCTGCCGCCAAGCGCGCCAGGCCGAAAGGTACGTTGAGACGAGGCACCAGGGGCCAAGGAACGCCAGTGCAAAGGCGAGCACCTTGACGGCTCTCATGTCCCCAACGCGTAACGCGTAGATCAGCCCAGCCAGTAGCAGGGCATGTGTCAGTAGGTAAGTGATCGCGTTTCGCTTGACGATTTCGCGTGGCGTCATCCCTCCCGCCTAGCAAAGAACCTCCATGGCTGACAACGCCCTCTATGGCGGCATCCCCCGCCAGTGGACTGCTTGGTTATGGCGCGATGAGCCAGTCCCCTAATGCCCTATATTCAGGTGGCCAATGACCGACTCCGCCCTCGTCTTCCCCGTAGGCTTCGCCGTCACGGACTCGGACAACAACGCGGTTCCCGGCGCGGTCATCGCGTTCACCAGCTTCGCGACCGACCTGCCGCTCACCGTCCATGCCGATCGCGACCGGACCATTGAACTCGGCACGTCCATCACCTGCGACAGCGCCGGCCGGCCGTCCAACGGCTCGGCTCGCGTCCTGGTCTATGTCGGGACCACGCCCTACAACGTTCTGTGCACCGACGCCAACGGCGTCACGCTGTGGCAGTTCACGAACGTGTCCGGCGCCCTCGATACGTCGGCCTTCATCACGTCGTCGGCCGGCACCGTGACCTACACCGTCACGCCGGTTTCCACATCAGGAACCTGGACCACGGCCGACATCAACGGCGCGCTCTACCGCGCCAACCCGAGTGGCGGCAATTTCACGCGGACGCTGCCGCCCGCCTCGTCCTGCCAGGGCCGGGCGCTGAAAGTCATCCATGTCGGCAGTTCCGGCGTGGTGGGGATCAGGGCGGCCGGCTCCGACCTCATCTGGTGCGATGGCGCCGACACGGCGCGCGGCGTGATCCTGCTCACCCAGCGCGGCGATACGATCGAACTCGTCTCCGACGGCGTCGATTGGAATGCGACCGTACTGCGCGCCAACATCGGACCGCGCATCTTCGTCGTCGAGGATCGCGTCGCGGCATCGCCGGCGTCACCGACGATGGGGCAGGCGTTCTTCGTCAACGACCCCCCGACCGGTTCCTGGGCGTCCCTGCCGTTTCCGGTCGCCGCGGCCGACATCGCCATCTTCGACGGCAACGGCTCCTACCAGATCCACCGCCCGACCACGGATTGCGGCTGGCTCTGCTACATCAAGGCGACAGGTGTGTTCTTCCAGTTTCGCGGATCGGCCTGGTCGGTCTGGAACGGAACCACCGCGCTTTATGGCCTCGCGCGGTGGGCGACGCAGGCGGAGATGGAAGCCGCGTCCTCGACGACGATCGGCGTATGCCCCGCCAATCTCCACTATCACCCGGCGGCGACGAAGGCCTGGGTGTCATGGACCGGGGCGACCGGCGTCGTCACCTCGTCCTACAACGTGACCTCGATCAGCCGCACGGGAACGGGCGCCTACACGATCAATTTCACGGCCGGCTTCGGCTCTGGCAACTACGCTGCGGCGTTCGCCGCCAAGCCGTCAGGGTCGGCGGTGTTCTGCGGCGTGGCGATCGGAACGCCATCCTCGACCTCATGCTCGATCACGACCTACGGCGTCACCGCCACGCCGACGGTCGGCGCGATCGATCCGACGACGGTGACCGCGATCTTCACGGGAGACATCTGATGACGTTCGTCGAGATCATGAAGACTGACGGCAGCCTCATCGAAATGACGCTGTGCGCCGAAGGCGTGACGCCGAAGGACGAGATCGCCCGCTGGCCGGACGAGCTGAAGGCGCAACTCGAGATGATCGACGGCGCCTATGTGTACCGCATCGTCGATGCGTTCCAGCCGCGGCCCGAGGTCGTTCTGTTGCCGGCGGTGGCCGAGACGAGCGGGGTCGCGGCGCAACTCGCCGTGTCGGAAGCCGAGAAAGCCGCGCTCGCGCAACGCCTGCAAGTGCTCGAGACGCAAATGGCAACCCTCATGAAAACGGTGTCGGCATGAACCTCTCTGACGCAGGACTCGACCTGATCATCGAGTGCGAGGGCAAGCTCAAGGACCTGGGCGACGGGCGCTATGCCGCCTACCGCTGCCCGGCCGGCGTATGGACGATCTACATCGGCTGCACGGAGGGTGTGAGCGAAGGCATGATCGTCACCGAGGACGAGGGGCGCGAAATGCTGCGCAAAGAACTCGCAAAGCACGAAGCCGCAGTCACCCGCCTGGTCACGGTCGATCTCACGCAGGGGCAGTACGATGCGCTGGTGTCGTTCAGCTACAATGTCGGCAGTGGTGCGCTCGGCTCTTCGACGCTGCTGAAGAAGCTCAATCGTGGAGATGCTGCCGGCGCCTGCGCGGAGTTCGCGAAGTGGAACAAGGCGGCCGGCAAGGTGCTGCGCGGATTGACCATCCGGCGCGCGAAGGAAGCGGCGCTGTTCGCCACGCGCGACGAGGTGCCGCTGATGCCGCAGAAGATCGAGGTCCCAAAGGACCCGATGACGCCGCTACAGCTCGCGACGGTGGTCGGCGGTGGCGCGACGGCGGTCAACCAAGCGGTGCCGATGCTTCCGGCCGCATCGAAGTCCGCGGAGTCGGCCGTGGACATGATGGCCGGCGTCAAGCAGATCGGCGGCGCGCTGCAGGAGTTCACCGGCTGGGCGGCGGCCAATCCGAAGATCGCCGGTCCGGCCATGATCCTGATCGTCCTGCCGCTGCTGTGGCCCTACGTGCAGGCGTACCTACCGAAGGCGAAGTGAGATGATCGCATTCTTCCTGTCTCCGATCGGCCGCTATCTGGCGGCTGCGATCGGCGTGGTGGCGTTGGTTTCCGGGTTCGCGTTGCGTGAGCAGAAAAAGGGGGCTGAAAAGCTCGCAACGAAGATCGAGGCCAACAATGCTGCCGTTTCCAAGAAGGCTGACACTGCCGCTCGCAAGTCTGCTGATCCTCGCGCTCCCGGCGTGCTCAACCCCAACTACCGGGCTGACTAGCGCGGCCGACACGGCGCGCTCGATCGGGCATGTGAAGCCGTCACGGGCCGACACCTGCGAGACGCAGAACCAGATCGCGCAGCAGTCGAGCCGGATCGACACCATCATCACCGGGTCGGAGAAGGTCTACAAGGCCGACTGCAAGCCGGCGCCCGCCGTCGTCGCGTCCAACGCCAAAGCCGGGTAGGACCCATGGATGCCGGTCAATCATCTCGAGCTATGGCGGGCCATTGGGCGCCTGGAAGCCACGCGGGAACTGACGGATGGTCGCCTGGAGAGGATCGAGGGCGACGTAGCGGAAGTGCGCGAGCAGGTCAGCGACCAGCGCCGCTGGGCACAGCGCGGCAGCCTGCTCGTCCTGCTGTGGGTGGCGGCGATCTCGATCAACCTCAGTTCGGAGCAAAAGGCCGAAGCCATCAGCTCTATCCTGTCAGCCTTGACCAAGCGATGACGGTGGCGTGCTGGGCGGCGTGGATGGCGCTGGGAATTGGAATAGGGCGGTTCCTATTCCATCTTCTCGTGGGATAGTCGTTCGATCCTCGCTTCACACCGGATCGAGGAACGCGAGCGGCATGGTGACGGGCGTCGGCCGGCCGAACAGGTAGACCTCGAACCGGGCCATATCGCCCTCGATGGCGTCGATCCGCGCCGCATGGTCCACGAACGGCCCGCTCCTGACCCGGATTTGCTGCCCCACGGCCAGCGCCTTGCCGAGGGTGGTCACGGCCGCCTGGCCGTCCATCGCCCGCAGGCGGTCAACGTCGGGGCTCCTGAGCGCACCGACGACGCCAGTGACTTCCTCGACATCGTGCACCAGGCCGTGCGGATCGTCCGTTTCGGCGATGACGTAGCGCGCGCAGAGAGGGATGCGCTTGATGCGCTTCCGCTTGGCGTGGCGGGAGACGCGGGACACCCGTTCCTCGGTCGGCGTCCAGGCGACATGGCCGCAGCGCTGCAACCCGTCGATCGCCTTCTTCTCACCCTGCGGCCGGGTGCGCAGGAGGTAGGTTCTGGTGCTCATTCATTTCGGTCCTCGCTTGACGCGCACGCGCTTCGAATTCCGCTGGGCGATCTGCTTGCTCGCGTCCAGGCGCTTGGTGTTCTTCACGGGCTTGCCGGTCTTCTTGTCGATCCGGTAGCCGGGGATCGGTATGCCGGTTTTCTTCATGGCCAGTTCGGCAGCTCCGGGTTTGCTGGATTGCACCAGCTCAGATCGATGAGCGAGCAATGGCGGGGTTCTTCACGTCTACAGGCGGCGAACGCGAGCACCAGGATCACCGCCGCGAGGGCGGTTCGATTCATCACTCGTCCACCTCCATCTTGGGCCTCGAAAACCGCTTCTGGTTCCAGAGCCGATCGACATCGGCATCCAGATCGTCTGTGGTTCTGACCCCCTTGCGGGTCAGCAACGGCACGACATTGCCCTCGGCCGCCGCCAGCAACTGCTCGATATCGGCGATCGACATCGGCAGAACCGTTATTCCCTGAGCCTTGGCGTAGGCGATGCGGGCGCGCAGCGTGGTCATGCGGCGATCCTCTCTTCCAAGCCTTTGCGCTTGAGCAGCTTCACCTCGTCTCGGAACATCTCGAGCTGCCGTTCGTCGTCGAGCTTCTTGGCGAGTTTGGCGCTGTCGGTGGCCAGTTCCTTCGCCACGCGCTTCAGCGCCCACATGTTGACGCCGGCATCCTTCGCGGCATCGACGATGGCTGAAATCTCCGCATCGATGTCGCTCTTGCGCATCAGGCAATCGGCGAGTTGTTCGGCGAATTCCTTCATGCGAAGGCTCCATCGAACCGGCGATTGTGGCGGACGAACTCACGGCGGGTCGTCTCGGGCATCGGGCGGAACGCCAGCCGGGCGTGATCGGCGCAGTAGAGCGCGCCTGGAACCGCCGGGCAGCCGCAGAACGTAAAGGGTCCCTCGCCGTGCGGGAACCGGCAGGCGCCGCGGTCGTCGAGATCGACCAGAGACACCAGCTTGGCTCCGGGCAGCGGCGCGGCCGGATCGGGCAGCGGATCGATCACGGCCAGCACCTTCTTCAGGTGCGACAGGGCGCTGACCCGCGTGCGCGCCTTGGGCTTGTGATCCACGCGCCGTGCCCGCGGCACCCGCTTGCACGGATCGACCCTTCCCGACAGGCCGAGCCGGTGAACCTTGCCGATGACGGCGTTGCGCGTGACGCCGCCGAGCCGCATGGCGATCTGGCTGGCGCTCTGCCCTTCCGACCACAACTTCTTCAGGAGGGCGATGCGCTCGTCGTTCCACCCCATCTCGGCGATCCGGGCGTTGCGTTCCAGGCGTTCGGCATTCAGCATGGTTTCAGTCCCCCATCATACGCCTGCTGCGTTCGGTCAATCCGCGATTTGGCTCGGTGTGCAAGTGCCGGTTCGGGCTGGCGCGCTGCATCGCCTCGAACTCGGGTCGCGTGACGCCAACGATCTTCTTCGGTCCCTTGTCGTCGGGATCGCCGATGACCTGGACCAGGTTGGCGACGAGCTCCTGGATGCGCCGGCGGCTTTCAGGGCTCGGGTTTCCGCGCGGATGATGCGGAACGTCGGGCTTGTGCGGCGAGCCATGGACGCGCAGGGCGGCGCTGGCGATCGCCTTGCGCACGACGGCCGGCATCGGCCATGCTTTGAACTCCTGCTCATCGCGAATGATGCTGAAAGCCACGTCGAGAACGCGAGGCTGAGTAGTTCCGATCACATCGGCGTAGTTCTGCAAAAACAGATCTTCGTCGGCGGTATCGGGTGGGCCGAAAGTCACGGCTAGGCGCTGAATGAACTCGTCCCTCGTCATGCGCTGGCCTCGCTCGCTTTGGCCTTCAGCCGATCCATGAAGGCCTTGTTGCGATCGATCTTGGCTTGCGCGTAGTCCACGCGGTCATACCCGGATCGTGCCTTGGTCGTCCGCGTCTCGTGTTCGGCTTCGCGGAACTTGCCCATGCGGACGCCGCCGACGATCGCCCCCAGCACGTTCCCCGGCACGACCTTGCTTGCCGATTTTCCGCCTTCGATTTCCGCCGCCCATTGCAGCGCTGCGATCGAGCAGGCTTGCCGGGCGTCCACGTCGGGGGCGACGAGCGCCAGCTGCATCTTCACGGCAGTGATCGATATCGTGAACTCGGGATGCCTGATCGTTTCGCAGTTGATCAGCGCGCCGTGACCGAGAGGGGAGAACCCGTCAGGGATTTTTTCATCCTCGCCCGCGCGACTAGAGATACTAACTACTACCTGTGTATCTGTGTTAGAGTCTGGCCCTTCACTGGCCCTGCTCTGGCCCTGCTCTGGCCCCTCGATTGGCCGCGCACGATCTTTTGGTGACTGATAATCGTCGTAGTTGCAGACGGTTACGATGTTGGCATAGTGGCCGTTGCTCTGGCCCTTTTCGATCATGTTTTCGGATGCGAGCAAATCCATGAAGATTCTGACTTGCTTTTCAGTCCATTGCCATTTCGCGGCGAGGAATGCGCGGCCGGCGAGCAACTGCCCGCGCTTCAATTCGATCGCCTTGCCCTTGTGATTGACGCGCCGATCGAGGCGGCTGGCATTGGCGATCATCCACAACCAGGCGGAGCGTCTGTCGTAAGGCCCGTTGTCGAGCACCGGGTGATCGAAGACATCGACGCAGGTGCGAATCCAGGCTGAGCATTTCATGGGCCTCACGCCTCCGAATACGGCATGCTGGGGTGGATCAGGTGGCAGGTGCGCGAGATGATCGCACCGACGACCCAACCGAAGGTGAAAAGCTCGGCCAGGAATTTGCGCCCGTTGATGTGATCCTCGGGCGCGTAGCAGACGGTATGGGCGCCGGCCGGATAATGGATCACCAAACGGATCACGTTGTCGGGGATATTCGCCTTGATTTCGCCTTGACCGTGATCTATAAAGCTCATGTCGGTTAGCCCTCGCACAGTTGATCGGCACGGTTTGCGTATTCACGGCTCGCTGAGGTTTGCCCCTTAGCGGGCCGTTACTGTTTTCAGGGACGGCCGGATTACTCTTGCGAGATAATCCGGCCGCATAGGTCGAGCCGGTTGCCTCCTTTGCCGCGTCCATGAACCAGGACATATGTCCTCGCAGCGTCCCCGCGGCACGCAGGGCTGCTTGGTATGCTCGGACTCCGGCTCACAGAGCCCGCCAAGGAGTGGGAACGCTACATCTACTCGTGCCGGTGGCACGGCAGGTCGCACGGGCTCGCAACGCGGGCGTGGGACCCGCGCGACTGGTTGGCTTGTGGGCGTAAAGTGAGCCTCCAGCCTACCCATGCGACCGGCGGTGACGCCGGGGTAATCACGCGGGCCGATAACTCGTTCGACCGTTCACTCGAACTCGACACCGGGACCGGCAGAGGGGCTGCCGGCGCTCCCGCGATTGCTTACGCGGCGGCTCCCGCCGCCCGAAACTTAGGGCGCTGCTTCCCGCTCGCCGGGCTGTAGTCCTGCATGAACTTGCGGATGTGGTCCGCCGTACGCAGCGTTACACTGCGGCCCATGCGCAGCCTGCGCACGACGTGCTTGTCGCCACACGACTTGAGGCCAAACATCGACGGTGCCATGCCGGTCCGTGTCAGGAAGGCGTCGATTTCCGTGTTCAGTTGTTCTGTGAGTGTCGTCATGGGGAGGAATATGCGGGCAAAATTCCCCCCGCGTCAAGGGCGATTTATTGCGCGAGACGGGCGGTGGATAGAAGGGGAAAAAATACCCCATGACGATTCTCAAGAGAACCGCCAAGGAAGCCCGCTGGCGGTTGCAGTTGCGACGCCTGATGGAGCAACACGGGTACGGCCAGAAGCCGTTGTCGCGCGCGGCCGGGCTGAACGAGCGCACGGTTGGCCAGCTTCTCGCTGGCACTGACAACCCCGGCGTCCCCGGCGCCCCCCCCCTTGATCCGCTTGCCTCATTTCAGCATTGTCGATGGCGTTTTTCCACAACGGGAGTTTTTTTACCCGACCTTCTTGACGCGGGGATAATTTTGCCCGTATATTCCCCCTCGTGACCGGCGCTCTCGCCTCCTCCCCAGGGGCGAACAGTCTCCCTCAAGGCATCCCCAGCCCTGAGCACAGAGCGCCGGTCACACGAGATCCAGTCAGTCCGTCCCTGTAGTGGGGGCACAGCGTCTAACGCTGGCAGGGGCGGACAAACGAGCGGCGGGCCCACATGGGGATGTGTCAGCCCGCCGCTCTCACCCAGCGAGGGCGAAAAATGAAATTCGAATTGACCACCGAGACGAGGATCGTTGCCGGCATCACGTTGCGGCGCATCAAGGCGCTCGTATCGTTCGGTGAAGTGAAGGCTGGTGATCTCGGGGGGTTCGTCGAAAATGCGGAAAACGTGTCTGTCTCCGGCGACGCGTGGGTCTTCGGCAACGCGGAGGTCTTCGGCAACGCGCGGGTCTTCGGCAACGCGCGGGTCTTCGGCAACGCGCAGGTCTCCGGCAACGCGCAGGTCTCCGGCGACGCGTGGGTCTTCGGCAACGCGCGGGTCTTCGGCAACGCGCAGGTCTCCGGCGACGCGCGGGTCTTCGGCAACGCGCAGGTCTCCGGCGACGCGTGGGTCTTCGGCGACGCGGAGGTCTCCGGCGACGCGCAGGTTTCGCCGATCTTTGTTTCTGGTCTGATCTATCCGGTGACCATCACGGACAGCCACATGCGCATCGGCTGCGAGTTTCACGCGCTCGCGGAATGGGAGGCGTTCGACGATGAGCGCATTGCACAGATGGACGGATGCAAGTCGAGGCGGTTCTGGAGAGACATGAAGCCGCTGTTGCTGGGAATGGCGAAGGCGAGTGGTCGGAATTTTTCTACTGCTTCATCGGAGGCCGCATAATCATGCTGTCAGCATCCCGCGAAGAACGGAAATCCGTATCTACCCAGCTCCGCAACATGCTGGACGATCTTTCGAACGAGGCCGCGTTTGTCTGCGATGAGGACGTTGGGTGTCTCGATGAGGTCCTGACGACGGACCAGCATCTACTTGAGATCGTGCTGCTAACTCAGGCGACAGAGTGGATGGCGCTTCTCAAAGCCTACCGGGTCGAGCGCAAGCGTCTTGAGGCCGACTATGCCGAGTTGGTCTCAGAGCTTGAGGCTCACGACCGCGCCGACAAGCTCGGCTATGGCCACCTTCAGCGGGAGTTGGTGTGATGTCGGACGAATTCCAATACTGGCGCGAGGCGCTGGCGGGCAACAAGATGGCGATCAGCGCCGATCACCCGCAATCTGGTTATTACCGCAAGAGATCGTCGAAGGACGGCCCGTGGCTGCCGGTCGCGATCTGGACACGCGAAGGCAAGCAGGTGGCGCGCGTGGCTGGCGAGATGGTCGATCCCCTGTCGGTTTGGACGTGGGTTGCAGACAAGCCGGTGGCGAAGGCGGACGCATTGCAGGCGTTCAAGGATGGGACGTGGCCGGGAGATGCGGCGCCGGTCGCCATGGGCGACAACAACCCGCCGACCGAGCCGGTAGAGTTGATCCCACTCGAAATAGATGCGGCAACCGAATGGCTGGCCAAGGTCAAGATCATTGCAACGCAGACCGATGCGGACATCGCCAGCAACCGCGTGTCGAACCTGCGCGACCTGAAGAAGAAGGCCGAAGCGCAGCACAAGGCTGAGAAAGAGCCTCACCTTGCGGCCGGCCGTGCGGTCGATGCCAAGTACAAACCGAAGATCGACGACGCCGACGCAGCAGTGAAGAAGCTGCTTGCTGCGATCACCGTGTTTCAGAATGCCGAACGGGCAAGGCTCCAGAAGATCGCGGACGAGAAGGCGGCGAAGGAGCGCGCGGCGTGGGAAAAGCAGCAGGCGGAGGCGCGGGCGAAGGCTGAGGCTGAGGCGGCTGCGAACAAGACACCGCTTGATGAAATACTTGATCAACAGCCATCACCGCCGCCGCCGAAGGCAGAGCCGGTGAAGGTCAAGAGCGGTGGAGCGAGCGGCAAGGCCGTATCTTTGCGCACGGTGAAGGTCGCAACGGTGACAGACTTCGACAAGGCGCTTGTCGCTCTGAAGGATCACCCCGAGATGCGCGACCTCGTGCAGAAGCTCGCTGATCGTGCGTGCAAAGCCGGCGTTCCGTTGGCTGGCGTCGAATACTCAACGCAGCAGGTGGCGGCATGAGCAACGTGGCGACATTGCGCAGCGGTAGCCGCCCTATGGGAATCGTGCCGCAGAGTTTCGAAGAAGTTCAGCGTCTTGCCACGATGGCCGTGGCAAGCGGACTTTGGAAGGGTGACCGCAAGGACAGCGAGCAGCAGAAGCACGCCAAAGCAACGATGGCGATCATGCAAGGGCTGGAATGCGGCGTCCCGCCGATGCAGGCGGTGCAGAGCATCGCTGTCATCAACGGCAAGTGCGTCATGTACGGCGACCTTTTGACAGCTCTGCTGTGGGCGAACGGTTTCGATATCGAGCAGACGCTCGCCGGAACTGGCAACCAGATGACGGCGACGTGCACGATCACGCGTCCGAATGGCAAGCAAATCACGCGGTCGTTCTCGGTCGCTCAGGCCAAGAAAGCGCGGCTATGGGACGAAAAGCCGACCGTCAAAAAGCAGTGGGACGGAAAGTGGGAAGAAAAGCCGAACGATAGCCCGTGGTTCAAATACCCTGACCGAATGCTGGCATGGCGAGCACTTGGAAACGCTCAGAAAGACGGCGCTTCTGATGTGACGAAAGGGCTGGCGATCCGCGAGGATGTCGAGGCCGAATTACCAATGCGAGACATCACGCCGGCCCCAGCCGCGCTTGATCTCCCCGACATACCAGACGCAGTTGCAAACGAACCAGCAGACGACACGGCCGAAGCTCGCGCGCACATCGCGGGCGCTCTCAACCTGGAAATGCTGCAACACCTGCGGACCTTCTATGCCGACGCCGATTGGGAATCTCTCGCTCCCGAATACGACGCCAAGGAGGCTGAGCTTCGCGCGGTGCAGCCATGAAGCGGCAACTCATCGCAAGCGGAGTATCAAATTCCATGACCATTTCGATGCAGGATTACATCGAGGCGTGCAACTACCCGGGCAAGATCGATGCTGCGGCTATTGATGCGCACTTGCGAGACTATCTGGATGCGCTCGGAATTGAGCGTCACGTCGTGCGATTGGAGCGCGGCTGGACGCTGGATGGGCACCCGTCGTTAGCGCGCAACATCGGCGCGATATTGGACGACTTCGGGTCGCGCTTCGCTGCCCGCGCTGCCCGCGCTGCCCGCGCTGCCAGCGCTGCCAGCGTTGCCCGCGTTGCCATCGATGCCCGCGATGCCAGCGCTGCC